TAGTAGTAACCAAACGAACAAAAGAAAAAGAACAGGCTTGCATTGTTTTTGGTGGCTCCTCTAATGGAACATCGTTTTCCTTGAACCCTAATCCTAAATTTCCAGTGGAGACATAATGAATATACCGCCATACTTAATTAGTGCCATTATATTTTTAATAGTTCAAACAACTACCGCAGTGTGGTGGGCTAGTAGTATATCAAGCGATGTTGATATGCTCAAACGTGATAGTCACGACATGGCTATTATTATAGATAACCTAGATGTTTTATCCTATAGATTAGAAGCATTAGAGACAATGTTACAAAGGGTTCTAGGCCCAGAGGGTATGTAATGGCGACAAAGAAAGACCCACGACTTGCAAGAGCAGGAGTATCTGGATTTAATAAACCTAAACGTACACCTAGTCATGCTACTAAGTCACACGTTGTAGTGGCTAAAGAGGGAGACAAGGTAAAGACTATAAGATTTGGACAGCAGGGTGTTACTGGTGACAGGCAACCATCTGCTAGACAAAGATCATTCAAGGCTAGACACGCTAAAAACATAGCCAAAGGCAAGATGTCTGCGGCATACTGGGCTAACAAGGTGAAATGGTAATGGCAAAAGGAACATCACATTATTTTAAAGATGGCACTAAACACAAAGGTGCTTATCATAAAATGCCTAATGGAAAACTTCATTCAGGTAAAACTCATGGCAAGACTTCAAAGCCTTTAGTTCATTTTAAAGACTTGTCTAAAACTGCACAGAAAAAAGCAAGGAGCAAATAATGTACAATAAAAGAATAGCGCCATCTAAATATAAAAAACCTAAGAAAAAACCTATCAAGAAAAATACTAAACAACGTCCATACTAATGGCAAAATCAAAACCTAACTCTCCATCTAAATGGTCTTCTGCAAAATCAAAAGCAAAGGCTAAGTTTAAAGTTTATCCTTCTGCTTACGCTAATGCTTGGGCCGCTAAAGAGTATAAGCGTATGGGTGGTACATGGAGCGGTGCTGACAACAGAGTAAAAAAACGTGCCAAAAAGTAAAGGTGGTCTTGGTAAATGGTTTGGTGAAGAATGGGTTGATGTTAAGACTGGTAAACCCTGCGGTAGAAAAACTGCTAAAGGCAAATCTAAACGTCCCTACCCTGCTTGCCGCCCAAAGAAGGTAGCCAAAAGCATATCAAAATCTGAGGCAAAAAAGAAAACTGGGCCTAAGAAAGTTAAGTGGTCTACTACCGCTAGTGGTAAAAAAAGAAAAAAGAAATAGGAGAATTATATGTGGGAAAATGTAACAAAGACTTGGAACGCATTAGATCGAAGGATCAAAATAGTAATCGTAATCGTAGGAGTATTGGCTATTATGTCCGCAATCTGGGGATCACCTGCGCCATCAGTGCCAGTGCAGTAGGTTGTCAGACTCTAAAGGAATCGACAGTAGTAGCAACAGGGTCAGCAATAGGTGCGGGTGTTGGGACTGCGATCAGTGGGGGTGTAGGTGCACCGATACTGGGAGCCATGACGGGTGCCTTTGTGACCGATGTAGCGACGGAGGTTTTGACAACAAACCAAGAGACTCAGACTATTATCAATGCGCCTGATAATTTCTTTACATTACTAGAAAAAATAGTGGGGATAGGTGGATGGACTTTAATGTTAATCTTCGTAGTTCCGATGGTTCTGGGATGGATACTACCAAGCCCGACGAAATTGAACAGAAAGAATTAGTAATAGTAGAGTGGCGTGACATAATATCAACATCGGGGTGGGAGCAAGAACCAACTTGCCCCACCTTTTTTAATGTTGGTTGGTTGGTCAGAGAGGATAAGGATGTTATTGTCCTAGCAACCACCAAAGACCTTGATGACTTTACAGGAGAGTCATCTGATCCCCCTCCTGTTTACTATGGGTTTCATTCTTTTCCTCGTGGAGCCGTTGTTTCTGTTCGGCTTGTTTCATCTTAGCGTAAGTGTCTAGGTTTATGCCCTCGTTACGCAAGAACACTTGCTCCCAAGTTCTCCATTTGTTATCACTGCACTGCACTGTTTCGTGTTGGTGAACCCAACACCATCTGGCAAAGTAATATCTTCTATCCTCTGCCCATTTTTCTTCTTGCTCTTTAGATGGGTTTAACATTCTTAGGGTATGGTGAAACTTTATATCTTAATGCTTTTCTTGCTAACTTTTTAAATCTTTTGTCGCCAACAAAATGTACATAGCGATGCTTGATTGATCTAAGTCTATAGCCAACATCATCACCATGCTCCTCCTCCATTTGTTTGTAAGTCTTACCTCTGAATGTAGTGTGATGCAGGTGCGGTCTTGACTTTAAATATATTTCTTTTATAGGTTTTGTTTGACCAGTATAGGTAAAGTTAGTTGCTTGATAGACTATACCTAAGTGATCCTGCGCTCCGTCTGCATAACTTACTACAATCTTATTGCCTAACTTCTTAAGGGTTTGTCCTACTAACTGGGATGCCTCGTTTTTTCTATTGTACTTTAGAACTAATCTATTTAATTCTATAACATCCTTTTTAAACTCTTCGCCGCATACACCCTTGAGCAATGTATGTGATGGCGGTATACCGTAAGTACATACCCCAACTAACTCTCCATCCTTAAACATACCAAAAGACTTTTGTATTGACGGCATCCTGTGTGCATAATGAACATCAAGTATTAAAGGCTTAGTGTCTTGATAGTTAATCTCTTCAATCGTGTAGCCTGATTCCATCAGTGTTGACTGTTCCGCAGGAATAATCTCGAAGATATTGTGTTGGTATTTTTGCAAACAAATCATCTCTTCCATTCCTTGTTTTAAGTTTAAAGAAGTCATCCTCATCTACACTGCATTTTAACTTTAAATCATCGTAAATGTCAACTGGATTTACCAAAATAAAATCATCGTCAGTTTCAAATGCAATCATCCTGTCAACCTTTGTTGGCACACCCCACCCAATATTACCCGCTACATTTTTAAACTCGTAATAGTGTATTGTAGAATCAACATTTGCATCCCTTCTGTTATTTTTTTTCTTACCCTTTACGTCAATCTTCCCTTCCTTGCAAAGTATATCCCAGTGTTCGCTTCTATCCTCTGATCTTGTTGCTCGTCTGATAAAAGAATCCCCAATCATTTCTATGAATCTGTCTTCAGTAACAAGACCTTTCTCATAAAAACTTTGCCATTTATTTTTCATTTATCCAATCCTGTATCCTATCATTTAACTCCTCCTTAGTTTTAACGAACACGTTATCAACGTGCATATAAGTTTGCTCATCAGTGCTTGCTAGAAAGTGCCACCCTTGTGCGGTGTTTGATCTTTCAACCCTGTACTTCCCCACCCTGCCTAAGTTAAACGCACTACCCCTCCCCCATTCAATGCTTGACATCTGGGCCTCTTGATTCTGGTGTAAACCCTACAACATTTTCACCATCATGCTGTCTTAGCATACGCTTTAAAGCCCTCCACATATACTCATGCCCTGCATACTCTGCCTGTTGAGCGCAACCTTCAAGTAAAGATTCCATTTCCTCAATGTCAAACAGTTCGTGATCTATACCGTCTTGAGTTAACTCTAGTGCAGAATCAAAATGAAACACAATCATTGCAGGTATACTCATTTTATATTCTTTAACCTTTGCTTTAAAGTTTTAGCGGCTAAAAAGGCTTGAAAGTTTTCTTCGATTTCGGTTGATCGAACCGCCTCAAATTTACCAGACGCTTTGTCACACCTAAGTATATAGGTAGCATCCACTGGTATACCATGCATATCTTCGACTGCTTTGGCATACGCCGCAACTTGTAAATAATATTCTGGATAAACCCTCTTACTCGTTTTCCAATCAATAACACAATATTCTCCATTAATAATAGCCCTTGCATCAACAGTTCCTGCATATTTATATTTTCTATGATAGATTTTTTCTTCGGCTGATTTCCATTCAACCACATTTTCACCAACCCAATCTTGAAAAGCATGAATAGCATTAACAGCCTCTTCTTGCTTTGGCATCTTAGGTATTTCACCCTCTGCTATCTTCCAATTAATTGCGGCTTCTACCCACTCATGAGTAAGGCTACCTATGTTTAAGGCATCTCTTGACACCCCCCTGTAAGCGCCCTTCATTCCTTTCAACAATGGCTCTAAGGCCATTCGAGACTTGTACACGCTAGTCTTTTTAGATGATGCTTCTTGGTCGAAGAAGAAGTTCTTCTCCAACCAATCACCACCCACCTTTAAAGCCCATGGTACAAGAGCAGGTTTAGAAATGATGTCTAATATTTTAGTAGCATTAGGCACCACCTCTTTACCCACCTTGTATGAATGAAGTTTGCTATCGAATAACATCTCAACAACTTCTCCATCATGGTACTCTATCTTCATTAGAAAGGAACTTCTGTTGAAGAAGATTTACTGGCGTTAGATTTACCAGACCCATTCATGGGTGGTTCCATCCTACCAGAGAAACGAAGTTTACCAGACTCTTTAGCCCACAAAGATACACGCATCTTGGTTCCGTTAATAAGAGCATACCCTGTAATATCTGGGCGGTTCTCATTACCTTCCTTATCGTTTACAAACAGCGATACATCTCCATCTTTTTCTTGATAATCACTCATAAGAGTTTCCTATATTAAGTTATTGTTAAATCTTCGATTGGCTTGCTCAGTTCTCCAGACTTCAATGCGAAGTTCCAGTGACTTGAGTTCCCATCTTAGACGCTCTTCGTTTTCAATCGCAACCGCTACACCTTCAATTGTTTTTGCAACCTGCGGTTGTGTTGAAACCCAATTCTCTTTGTCGGCTACCGTCTTGCCTACCGCTGTAGCATACAACAAAGACCTTTGAGTCTTTTTAAACTCCGTTAACTGATATGTTTCGGCTTTAGCCTTTGCATATTTAGGAGAAGTTTCTTCTATCTTTTCTAGGTAGTCTTCCACTACCTGCTCAATTGTTTTCATATTTCTATTATACCTTGATTAAATGCTGTGTCAAGTGTTCTGAGAATAAAATATCCCTGCCAATCCATAAACTCTGCATCACCTGAGTGCATCTTATTATGACAGGTAAAACACATTGGCATTGTCAACCAGTCACTAGCCTTGTAGCCCATGCCCCCTGACAGCGGGGACATTCTACCCTTTAAATGATGAGCGACTACCGTACCATCTCTTGCTTCACAACCACTACAAGGTAGGGTAGCCACCCATTCTGTATACGCTTTACTCTTGATTCGTTTTGCCATTGTTTTTCTTTTGTTCTTCGATTAATATGTTAGCATACTCAATGATCTTTGCCAAGTCTGACAAAGGTTCACCTTTCTTATCCCATCTACTAGCGTATTTTACTATGTTAGCGGAACAAAAGTCAAGCCTATTTGCAATAATATATTCAATAGGTTGAATCCTCATTATGTAATGCGAAGGTTTCATTTTTATTTTCCGTCAGTTACTACCTGTTCAATCAATTGATACACTATTTCCTCAAGGTTTTTAACCTTCTCTTCAAGAGTATCAATACGCTTTTGCATTTCTAACTTATGTATACCTTCTTTGGGAGAATTGTATCCGTCTAAGTTTATCATATACCACACACTCCGCTCAAGCATTGCTCTTCTGAGTTATCCTCATAGATCACACCACGCTTAGCGTTAGCCTCTTCGTAAGGTACAGATGTTATAGGTTGACCACCCCTAGCACTATCTGGGTACACTGTTAGCCCCCTTAATCCACTAGCGTAGTCACTAATGATTTTGGCAAACGACTTTATCTTATCCTCATTGTTAAGATCACTACCCCATGCGGGAAGGTTTAACGTGGAACTAATAGCGTGATCTACATACTTCTGCAACCCATGTTGAAACTTAATTCTACGTTCTGGATCAGCGGCAAGATCAACAGCAGATTCAATTTTATCTGGGTCAATACCAGAATCAATTAATCCTTGCGCTGTACCGTCAACGACAAACTGATGTTTCCATTTTGTTCCATCCGAAAGGTAACGTCTGCGGTATGCGACTGCGTATATTGGTTCCACCCCAGAAGTAGTCCCTGCGAGGATAGAGATTGTTCCTGTTGGAGCAATTGCTCTGTAGCCTTTAGGACGGTTGAGAAAAAGTCTGTCGCAGTGTTCGTCTGCCGCTTTTTTACTTTCTGTTTCATAAACTTTCATCCATTGTTTCAGTTCATCCACCATTTCATATTTGTATCCACGTTTCAGCAACCACTCGTGCATACCCATCAACCCTAAACCAATACGACTATTCTTCTGCCTTGTCTCGCTTACTTTTTCGTAGGGAACTTGCGCCCTGATAAGCCCACAAACAAGGAACTTACTAGCAACAGTAACAACATCCCGAAACTCATCAATGCTGTCAATGTTAGCCATGTTAATAGACCCAAGATTACAAACGTCGCTATCATCTTCGCTAGTAATTTCTGTGCAAGCGTTACGAAGCGTTTCATTTTGCTTGTCTCCAAAGTTAAATGAGAATCCGGGCTCCCCTGTCATCAATGCCTGAGTTACATTCTTTAAAAACGTAGGATCAAGGTGTCGTTTGTCAGAGTTTAGCCATGCGTCATCGTAATTCAAACTGATGTTCATCATATCCAGAGGTGCATGAGCATTGAAGTCTTTTTCTTTTGCCGCTTTTACTTCATCACTCCAGTTCTTGATAGTCAATAAATCGTGAGCATCTTCATGCTTCCAGTTCATGCAACCATACATAGCACTGCGTCTGCTACCACCCTGCATTACGTTTCGTCCAATCTCATTGGTTGCAAGTAGGAAAGGAATCGGCCCACTACTAACACCGCCTGTCTTGGATAGCGTTCTGCCTTTAGGTCTAAAGTTTGTAACATCCATTCCAATACCACCACCTGTCATTAGGCAAGACCCTGCACGTTTCCAAAGGTCTGCCCATTCTTCCCTGCTATCTTCTTCTGCTTTAAGCAGGTAACAATTATTATAGAACCTTGCTTCTCTACCTGCATACCACAAGTATCGACCTCCGGGCAAGAACTTAAAGTTAGCAATGTCTTGGGCAAGTTTATCCTGATCTGATTTATCCATCAGATTATTTTTCTTACCATCCATAGTACCACATACACTGTTGACTACATTGTGCGCCTTGTCACTCCAAGTTTCATACGCATTGCTTGCATACTTCTGTTTAAAAATTGTCTCGCCTAGTTCGGTTCTAAATTTCATAGTGATGCCTCATATTCTTTACGCCATTTGTCAATTTCTTTACCATGCCTTTCTTCCATAAGTTTATCATAACCTTCTGGCGTAGCCCATGATGCAGGGTTTCTGTTTGAATCAAACGCTGAAGGGTAGTACAAGTACCGCCCGATACCCCACAATACACCCGCTCGTTTGAGCGCATCACTGATACCGCCCTTGTCGCCCTCGATATTAGTGTCACCCGCCCCATCAGATTTAGTAACCCACTTGCCATTAATAAGACAAGACAGTTTGCAAATCATCCTACCCCCAATATGCTCGTAGTGCGCTTGCCACCCGCCAACATCAAAGACTTCATCAAGTCTATTCATTACCTGACGCGCATCAATGTAAACCAACTCTTTACCACCTGCACCTTTGCGCCAGTGATGCTGTGCAAAAGGTTTCTTTAACTCTATCTGTATATGTTTCATATTATTCCTTTTGTTTTTTGATTGCTTCTGGGATATCTTCTCCGATGTCTTTTACCAAAACTTCGTGATACCCACCATCGTTATCATACCACCCATGATACACCTTGTCAATTAATTTTTGGCGGTGAATAATAAATGGGTTATCTTTGGTTCCTTGACCCTCAACATTTCCGTAAGAATATTTTACTGGTGAAAAGAATTCATCCATAAAACTTCGGGGAGTCCAATTGCTATAATTTTGTTTCATTTTGTTTCCTTATAAAGTGTTTAGCATCTACGACTGCTAACGGTTCTTGCCTGTTACGTTTAATGATAAGCAAGGGTTCGTAGCCCCCTGCATTTGATTGCGCTTGTTTCCAAGCGTCCCACAAATTAAGTCGCTCGACGTTCTTACATTCGATAGAGTATGGAAATAACCCTCTTGCTTTAGGCGACAGCATAACATCTTCACCTTGTGCGCCCATGCTCCTCGAATGAACATCGTCATCATCCAGTTTGAATATCTCAATTAGCGAGTCCCTTACCCACTGCTGTAACCTTCTCCCTTTTGCTTTTCCTGATGATGTTTTCATTTGCAAATTCCTTTAACCCACCTGTTTCTAGTTTACCCGCATTGCCACCCTTTGCGGGAGTTGGTAATATACCTTTGGGATGTAAGCCCTGATTGTAGTAATTCAGTGACGCCATGTCAAGTTTTAAATCCAAGTCTAGTTCCGCACCATCAAAGTGTCTTGCTTTACATAGGCTCATGTAAGCATCCGCATGAGGGTCATCATACAGTCTACCCAAGATGATTACATTGTCTGCCCTGTTGGTTATGTCGGCACTACCCGCTACACTCCATTTGTCTAGCCTATCCTTGACGCTACCACCCTTGCGAGCGTGGGCAACCAAGATAATATGAATCCCCAAGTGTCTGGCTGTATTGGCGATAGACTGAACGACTTGCTTCTGACCATTCCAATCATCACTGTTCAGACTCATTGTCATTAGCGAATCAATCAAGACTATATCAATATCAAGATTGTCTTTTGCATACCGCATGACTGACAGCAATGCTTTTGGCGTGATAGTTCCATGCTGATCATAGAACCATAACTTATCCTTTGCCCACTTGGTAAACTCAAGACCCGCATCTATATCGGGTTTATTCTGGAGTGATGCCTGACGCCACATTCTAGCCAGTTGAGACTTGGGTGACATTTCCAGTGAGATTGACAGACATTTCTTGCCCTGATCCATAGCAGACAAGAGTATCTGACTAGCGAATAAAGATTTACCCGCCCCATTAATCCCCGCTAGTACTGTAACTTCTTCATCGCGCAATCTAAACTTGTCATCAAACTGGGACAGCGGTAGTTTGGTTCCCGACATTGCTTCATCGAGATTAAAAAAGTCAAGAGTTTCCTGAGTAAAATCATTTGATGGTCTTATCTTGCGCTCGACAGCAGTTAGACTTTCGTATTTTTTGAGGTCTTCGTTTGTGATTTCCATATTCTAGTTCCGTATCTCCAGTTTCCACCATGACGGTAGTATTGATCGAAAGGTTTACCACCTGCATTGTAGAACTGATCCCAGTTCTGACCCTGTATGTTGGGTCTAATGGATGCAGACTCTACCCTTAATGGTTTGTTATGGTCATTATCCATAAATTTTGTAGCAACTTTCCCTGACAACCGCTGTAGTCTACCATAAATTGCCCATGCTTCCAAGAGTATTTTGTTAGAAACACTGCTTGATCTTGATAAAATGTTAAGGCATTTAACAGCACTGTTAAGCAAGGTATCTGAGTTGACCTCAGACTGATGGCGAAGATTCGCCACCAATCTTTTGGGTACATTCCTCAGAATCTTTATTGCCCTCTCTTCTACTCTTCCCATTGGCGTCTAGTGTCCTGATCTTCTGCTTTAGCCATGTCTCTTTCCTGAAGTATGAATACCCCCTGCGTCAATATAGCATCCAACTGAGCCTCGCTAATGGGTATGCCATTGCCGTTGATCTCAAGGCATATAGAGTCATCGCCCCCCTCATAAAGATCAATTCGATTGACGGTATCCACAGTCAAGTATTCATCCAAGAGTTTGTTGGCCTCGACCCTGATATCTCGAAGGTATTCATCATGGTCAATCTGGTCATCGCATAAATTCATTTCATTCACCGTAGTTTGTGTAGTAATAATCTTCCAATTCATCCTGACTAATGCTATCAGATATCAATTCTTCGATCAAGTCAATCTTTGCCTGATCCAGATATTTATACATAGGGCTTGATAACTCATTGACCATTTCCCATTTGATATCGTCGTGATTGTCTTTATTTAAACTTAAATTGTACATTTTATTTCCTTTTGTGCGTTAGTTTGTGTTTACTTAATCCTTCGTGAACCTTGACAACATCATTATTATCTAGCATTTCTATAATAAAATCAATATCTGCTAGGTCAAATTTAGATATAATATAATCTATCATATTATCGGGATGATCTTCACCTCCATTGTGTAGCACCATCTGCATTACATCATATATTTCGTAACTCAATGTCTTATCCATTTTTATTCCCCTAAATAATCCATGTTTTCCCAATCCTCTGGTAGCATACCAGTGATCAGTAATTCTCTCTCATTGGGGTAAAGGTAAGGAAAAGCATCCTGTACCAGTTTACCCTCGATCCATTCGCGAATATTTCTCATTATACTTTCTGGCGACACTGAATAATCAGAGTGTGTAATAGAAAAACTACGATTTTCCCCAACATCCTTGAATACATTTACGCAACGAAACGTAGTGGATGTTTTATCGTGAGTGACGCTGTGTAGTCCTTTGTAAATCATTTTTATTTTCCCTATATTTTAGTAGTTTTATTGAGGTACACCATTCTACCACACTTTTTATGATTGCGAACATAAAATCCTAAAGTACCATTCGGGTCTTGCTTTATAAAACCCATTTGACGTTTATGTTTTTGAGCGGTCAAAAGAACTTCATCACTTTTACCGCATGGACAAGCCCAAACGTGTCGAGTGTAGGTTCGGGTTTTGTATTTAGTGACATCGTAATCGTGGCATCTTGATGCATCGTGTCCTAGCGCCTTGCATACTGACTTCCAAAGTTTGCCATGCGATCTTGCGGTAGGGTCAATTTTGTAAGTAATGAGATGAGCCATTTCATGCTTAACTGTGCTACGTTCTGACTCGATGAATTTGTCAAGATGATCCATCATAATTTCGCCATTGAGCCTAATCTTCCATTCTCTGCAATGCGCCCAACCTGCATATGTTCCCTTAACATCGTAGGTAACATCGGGAATTTTAATATGTGGTAGGTTATACTTTTCTCTACCTATTTTTACACACTTTGAAAGTTCAATCAAAACTCTGTTGTTTGTTTCAAAAGATATTTGTTTCATTTCTTTCTCTTTTTTCTGAGTGAGATAATATTATAACACACAAATTAGATAAGTCCATGCCTAAATGCGACATGAACTTATCTGATTGCGACTAATTGTTTAAAATTTTGCTAATGGTGAGACTAAACCAACATTTAATTTTTCTCTTATTTCTGAATAACTTTTAATTTCTTTTTCAAAATTCCAGTTATGTTTTTCTTTCATTTCTGCGACGCGTTTATCCATTTCTTTTACAGCAATTAACAGATAATTAATTTCGTCTTTATCTAAATCAATTTGCATTTTTCTGTCTCGTTTGTTTCAGTGATTGCGACTATAAAACAGGTAAATTCTGTTGTCAACAATTATTTTAAGAAACGTAGCAATTAATTATCTTTTCCCTGGCTTTCCCTTTATTATCAATGACTTACCTTAAAAGATAATATTAATAAGAAGTTTTTTCTTTTTTTTATTTTATCTGTGGTACACTCCATAGTCGAGCGGGTTAGGACTCACTAAATTATCGGGCCGATCATCCCGAAATCCTACCGAAAGTGATTACTTATATGGGCGCTTATAGACGGCGTTGGAAACAGGCAAACACTGACATTCTTTGAATGGGTCGTTGGTTTC